AAAGAAGAAGATGAAACAAAAGCAAAAATTAACTTCTTTGTTCAATATAACTATCTGCCGGGTTTTGGAGTACTTGGTTTGGGTCTTAGCCATGTGCTTGGCTCAAATGCAAAATCTCTAACAAGAAGCTTAAGATCATTAATTGATGCCGCTGCTTTCAAAAATTTCCCCGGAGGCATAAAATCTGCGAGTTTAACTACTGGACAATCTAACAAAGACGAAGAATTAATTGCGGGGCCGGGCCAATTTGTATCTGTTAATAATATTGGACCACTGTCAGAAAACTTTATGACGTTTCCTTTTTCAGGCGCTGATCCTACTCTTCTTCAGCTTATGGAAATTTTAAAAAGCGATACAAAAGAACTTGGTTCAATAAGTGAACTTGGAATGCTTGAATCTAGAGAAGATATTCCAACCGGCACGGTGGTTGCGATGCTAGAGAATAGTAATCGCATTCAATCGGCAGTGTTTAGATCAATACATAATTCATTTTCCCAAGAATTGCAGTTAATTGATAGCCTTATTAGAGATACTTTAGAAGTTGAGAGATTTGAATATAACGGACATGACCAAGAAATAACGTCAGAAGATTTTATAGATGAAGTAAAGATTATTCCAATTTCCGATCCTTCAGTTAATTCTAATGCTCAACGTATTATTAAAGCTGAGTCAATGCTTGCAACCGCAAAAGAATTTCCTGATTTATATAATATGAGAGAAGTTAATAAACTTTATTTCCAAGCGCAAGGTGTTGATGAAAAAACTATTGATGTAATATTAAAACCGGAAGCGCCAGAAGAAACGATTCCTTCTGTAGATCCTATATCTGAAGTGTTCAATATTTTACTAGGCAAGCCAGTTAAAGCTTCAATAAGTCAAAACCATCCGGCACATATTTTGTGTTTGGGAGCTGCGTCGAAAAGACCTGAGTTCCAAGGGAATGAGCAGGCAATGGGCGCACTACAGGCCCTAATTACTGAGCATCAAGCACTTCAATATGTTATTGAAATGCAGCAAATGTTAGGAGTTGAATTACCATCTTTAGATCAAATTCAAGACCCGGAAATACAGAATACTATTGCAATGGCACTGGCACAAAAACTAGAGGAGTCAGGGACAATGCAAGAGGATGAGCAGGTTCCTATCTTAGATCCGTTAGTTGTTGCACAACATGAAATAGATCAAAAAAGAGAAGAGAGCGCAATAAAAGAAAGAATAGCTACACAAAGGGCAGAAGTCGACATTGAAAAGGCTAGATTAAACGCTGAAATCCAAAAAGCTAAAATAGAGTCTAATGAAGATATTGCCTTACTTAAATCAGAAACAGAATTAACAAAACAAGGAGTTTTATATGAATAATAACGATATGTCAAAATCAGGATATCACGGAAGACCTGATCCTATGAGAGATATGGCCGAAGCTTTGCTAAGAAGCGGTGCTAAAAAAACGAGTAAAGTACAAAAATTCGCTATGGGCGGGGTGGCTAAAATTAGACACGACGAAGCTACACCTGAGGGAACACCTAAAAACCGCAAGAAATATCGCTAATAATATATAGTTATGTTTATTGATAACTTTGCAGAAGAAATTAGAAAAGCAAAAGATTTGCTAGAGGCAAATATACTATCTGGTCAACCATCAGATTTTGCTAATTATAAATTTTTAGTAGGTAGATTGCATGGATTACAAACAGCAATTGATATATGTAATAAATTATTAAAATAGGCTTATGGAAGTACAAAACACAGAAGAGTTTTCAAGCGCAATTGACTTTTTAAATTACTCTCTTGAGGAGGAAATCAAGAAATACGACACTTGTCATCCTTTAGGGTACAAAATATTAGTAAGAATATACACGCCACCTGTTCAAGAAACATTCAAAAACAGCAAAATAATATTACCACCTTCAATCGTTGACAGACAAGAAGAGGATAAAAAATTCTCTACGTTAATAGGATTAGTGGTTCGTATAGCGCCTGGAGTCTATAAAGACAAGGAACGATATAAATTTACTGATAATTATTGCCAAGTCGGGGATTGGATTGCTTTTCCAAGAGCTTCAGGATTTACTTTTTGCCACAAAGGCATGCCAACTATTGCGATAGAAGAAGATATGCCTGTTTTAAAATTAGATGATCCAAGAGACTTCTCTAAAATCAAAGCAAACAGTTAAATCAAATCAATTTTTATAAGCTAACCAAAAAAATAATTAGCATGAACGATATAGATAACAAAGATGAATTAGACATAAACACTGCCAATGATATAGATGATATCTTTGCTCAAATTTCAACAATAAAACAAAATCCTGTTCAAGAACAAGAAGATGAAACTGATGAAACTGATGAAATTGAAGAAGAGAAAAAAGAAGAAGAGCAGGAATTAGAAACTGAGGAAGAAAGCGAAGAGCAGGAAGAAGAAACTCAAGAAGACCTTGCTGAAGAAAAAAAATCTTCAGAAAAAAAAGAACCTAAATACTGGAAAGAAAGAAAGCGGAAATTTAAAGTTCTAATGGAAAGGAATGAAGCCCTTAAAGAAAACGATAAGCTGAAAGAAATGCTCCAAGTGGCTCTCGATTCTGGTGCTTACCACTTTAACAAAAATATGCATATAGAGCTTGAGAATGCAAAAAACATTAAAAAACAAGCTATGGAAGCTGGGGATTTTAATGCCATGCAGGAAGCTGATATTAATATACATAAAACCCTAAACACTATTAATGAATTTGAAAAGTGGAATAATCAAAAAAGAGAGAATGAAACCGTTCCTTTTAATGATGAGGCTTACGAATCTAATTATTATGACCCACAAACGGAAAAGGAAATAATTCAAGATTGGTTTGATGATCATCCTTATTTAAACCCGAGGTCAAATAATTACAACGCTAATTTAGCTACGCAAGTTGCAAAATATACTGTGCAATTAGATAGTAATTTAACTGCTACCAATCAAAGAAACAAAATTCTTTCTCCAGAATATCTTGACGCTGTAGAAAATTACATAGAACAAATTAAACAAAATTCTCAAAGAATTACCAAAAATGTGGAGTCTGTTCATCATGTTGGGGGAGTAAGAAATTCATATTCCACTTCGAGTATAGGAAGTAGAAAAACTCCAAGGTCATCAGTAGATTTAACCGATATGGAAAGGGAATTTGCATCTAGTCTTAATATGTCAGAAAAGGAATTCAGAAAGCTTAAGTTAATTGAACAACAAAACCAACAAAGAGAAAGAAAATATGTCTAGAACCACAAGAGATGAAGAAGTTAGATTAAATGACCAAAGATTTTCTTATAAAGCAGAATACACAAGTCAATTAGATGTGCCTCAAGGAATAGAAAATCCAGACAACACATTACATTGGGTACATCATGATAATATTGATAAAGCCATAATGAATCAAGCAAGCATGGTAGAACATGCAAGAATAAAAGGGGCTAAGAATCTTGATCCTTTAAAAAGACAATCTAGAGAAGCAGAAAAATATATTGTTAGAAGAGATCTTGCATTAATGGAAAGACCCAAACATGTTACTGAGAGAATAGTAGAGCAGACTAAGCACAATATAAGAAGTCAAACTGCAAAAATAAAAAATATTGAGCCAGAGTTTGCTAGCAGAAATAACCGTAATTTAATAAATTCATTTTAATCATACATATATTTAACCATGCCAAAATCTTATCAAAAAATAAACTTAACCTCGGATATTGTTTTATCTTGGCCTGAATTTTTTACAAGTGGAGTTATGGCATTTGATTACAATAGTGTGTATGCAACTGTTAATGGGTTTAGTATAACTTTGCCCAACGCTTCCTTAAATGTAATAGGGACGGATATGATTTTTAGCAACAAATCTTCCGTTACTTTTAAAATACTAAACAATAGTGGGACTCTGCTTAAAACAGTAAACGCCGGCGAAGTTATAGAGTTCATATTAACCGACTCTTCTAATGCCGCAGGTGAATGGGATATATTCCCTTATGGAAGTGGGGTGAGTGATATTATATCGTTGACAGCAACAAGTAGCGACGCATCGATTATCATTGCAAATCCAACTATCACTCCTCCTGGCGGTGCAATAGATTTCTCCTTACCTTCTTCAATATCTAGTATAATGAGTGTTGTAGCGAAAGGAATAGCGGTGATCACTTCCGGCTCTCCTACTTTACAATGGACTTCTCGAGACATAGTACCGGGAAGTCAAAATGTAACAGTTACAAATGGAAGTGGAGTAGACGGGAATATAGGCATCAACCTAGCAAGCAATCTTGTCGGGGTTAATTCCGCAGATATTGGAGGGATTAGTTTTCAGAATAAAGAAATCACTACCACGACAGACGAAGACCTTTCAATGACCGCAAAAGGAACCGGATCAGTTAATATTTCTACCACTGGCACGGGTACTGTTAATTTAAATACAGTATCTATCGATAAATCAGCCAATGTAAGCGGTATTAATAGTTTAAGCGTTCAAAGTCTTGATGTGACTTCATCTTTTGTAAGCCCCAATAATGCATCTGCTTGGTGTATGTTTACTTACAGTTCACTTGGTGGAATAAATAAAGAAAGCTCAGTAAACATTAAAAGCATTACTAAAGATGGCGATGGTAAGTATATCATCACATTTGATACTGCAATGCCAAATATCAACTATGCAGTATTTATTTCTCTTGGGATAGCAACCACATCACCTATAACAACTTATGCATATTTTACAACAAGAACCTTAACAACAGTAACAATATGTGTCGTAGATAGCGCTAAACAATCAGTTACTGATTTAGGGTCCGGAGTTAGTGTAATGGTAATGTCAAAGGCTTAAACAAAATTTGCTGTACGTTTTACACAAATTATTTTTATCATGTATAATAGATCTAACAGAAGTGTGTTCTATTACTTTGTAGTTTAATACACCCACAATAAAATATAAAGTTTCTGCGCAACTTAAAAGCGTATTTTGGTCTATTCTAGTCTCTCCATAAAGACTACAAAAGTTTCTCCGCAACTTAAAAGCGTCGTGTACTGGTCTCTTGTATCTCTCCGTAAAGATTACAAATAATTTTATTTTTAATTTTTAATCAAGGAGATAATTATGGCCTACGGCTTAAACGCGCCTTTTGGTTTAAGACCTCACAGTTCTATTAACGGAGGAGCTTGGACCGAGCGAATCACTGAATACCCAATATACGCCTCAGCAGACGGCACAACTACATATGCACAAAGCTTATTTATGAATGATCCGGTAGTTTTTACAACTAATCGGTTAAAAGCTGGAAGCATAGAATTATATTATCCTAACTTTAATAATGCAAATCCTAGTACATTTTCTACTGTACCTCTATTAGGCACTTTTCGTGGATGTAGATATACAGACGTAAATAGAAACGTAGTAAGCTCACCAATTTGGCCGGGCGCAACTTTGGTTTACCCGGGTACTACAATCACTGCTCTTATTGCTGATGACCCAAACATAGTTTATGAAATCCAAATTTCAACTAGTAGAGACGCTGCGGCCAACGCTTTTGTTGCTAATCCTTATTTCCCTACAGCATACAATGCAAATTTAACACGTAATGGGCACATAGGAAGCAACTTTGCTTTAAATATAGCCGGGGGAACAAATTTTACCACAGTCACTAACGCCTACACTGCCGCTACAGGAAAAACTTATAACAACAATCCTGCTACAGGCAATGTATCGACTGGTTTATCTGGTTTTTATTTAGACGCGAGCACGACTACAGCGGCTGACAATGTAGGTACAAATGATTACGTTAAAACCATAGCTACTCTTCCATTGAAAGTAAAAGGTTATTCGCTAAACCCTGCAAACATAGCAGCTACGGGTCTTACATTTGCGACCACACCTTTCTTAAACGTTTTAGTAACAATAAATAATCATGTATTTGGCCATAACAGCGCCGGTACTACATTTGCATAATAGGAGATAATAAAATGGCATTAATAAAAACTACAGATTTAGGCCCCTTACTTAAATTAGGCTTAAACAAAATTTGCGGTGATTCTGCTAACGTAGTTGATGAGTGGAAACCTTTGTTTGAAACTTCTCAATCTAATCAAGCGGAAGAAGAGGATTTAGAAATATCCGGTCTTGGTATGGGCGAATTAACTCCTGAAGGGGCTTCCATAGCTCTTGGTAGTATGTCTACTAGATATATTACTCGTTATCGTCATCAGAAAGTGTCAATTAGCTTCCAGATTACACAAGAAGCTCTTGCGGACAACCTGTACAAAAACCAATTTATACAGCAAGCCAAATCTTTTGCTAATTCAATGAGAACAACAAAAAATGTGTTAGCAGCTAATATTTTTAACAACGCTTTTGATCCGGCTCATTATTGGGGCGATGGACAGGCTCTATGTTCAAGCACGCACCAAATTGATGGAGGAACTTATTCCAATCTATTGACCGGCGCGGGCGGAGCTTCCGTTGATCTATGTGAGACTGCGGTGGAAGAAGCTTTAATTATGATAAACTACTTTAAGCAACAAAATGGTATGTTTACTTATAGTAAGGCTAAATTTCTTTTAATTCCACCTGCACTTGAGCATCAAGCAAGAAGATTAACTAGAAGCGCCTTTAGAACCGATACAGCTAATAATGATATAAGTTCTATTGTCGACGGTAAGTATATACCGGGAGGCTATATTGTTAATCGTTACCTAATGTCTCCAACTGCGTGGTTCTTAACTACAGACGCAGATACTGGTTTTAGACATTTTGTAAGAGAAGGTATGAAAACAGATGCTTATACCGATCCTATGACTAAAAATATATTACTTTCAGCTTGGGAGCGTTATTCGCTGGGTTGTTCAAATCCACGTGCCGTTATTGGCTCAAGAGGAATTTAATAATTTCTTGGAAGGGTATCTCGCCCTTCCAAACTTAATAAGCAATAGATAATGATATGAACAGAAATTTACGATACACCTGGTCCCCTTCTAATACATCAGCAGTTTGCGCCTCCCAGTCTTTGGCCGCAGCAGGAAAATTAAAATTAAACGGTAGTTTGGCCAATAGTATCCACAGTAAAGTATCTTTTATAGAACATGGCTTTATAAGGCAAGTTTCTGTTACTAGTACTGAAGATCTATCAGACTACACAATAACAGTTGTAGGTATGCAAAACGGTATTATTGTTACAGAAGACATACCTGGGCCGGCGGGGGACCCAGTACTACTAATCCCTGCTACAACCTATGGTGATCCAAATATATATTACGATGAAATTCACTCTGTTAGTATTGATACAGATGTAGGTGATATTAGCATAGGAACAGGTTACATAGGTCTTTTCCCTATTATTGAGGTAAACACCCCCGATACAGGAGAATTGTATTTTAGTTTAAATACTGCTGTTAAAACGGTCGATGAACAAATACCTACTGCTATTTATGGAGCAACGCAAAGTATATTTAAAAATGGAAAAGGTTATTGGGATAATATAAACACCAATTACAATGTATTTACTATTAAAGCAAGCGCATCAGAAGATCAGTATAGAGTTCTCTCTAAAGATACCGGTTTATTTAAACAATTAATAATTCATGTGCTAGGGACAGCAGCTACAGAAGATCACGAGTTATCTTTAACGTTTCTTCAAAATTAGATGTAGTTTTGTGTAAATTTTAAAATAAAAGGTTTTTATGGCTTCTACTTCAGGTACATATAATTTTTACTCAATTGAAGTAGAACTTATTATAAGAGAAGCTTTCGAGCGAATAGGTATTAGCGGAGAAACTATTGAATCTAGACAACTAGAATCAGCAAAAAGAAGTATAGATTTCATGATGCTTGATTGGATGAATCGCAAGATTAATCTATGGACATTACAATATGAATATTTACCGCTTATAACCGGAAAAACGCAATATGTGCTACCTACCTATGTCAACAACATTAATCAAGTCAAATTAGTCAGATCAACGAGGAATTTAGAAGGTACTCCAGCTTCCACTGGTGCAGGGGATGCGGCAAATGCCTTTGATGGCAATGAAGCAACCGCGTGTACACAAAATGCGGCAGACGGTAACATATCTTATGATTATGGTCTTCTTGTTACACAACAAATTACCTTAGTCGGAATTAAATCAGATGTTAACAGAAATTATACTATTAATATTGAATATTCTCAGGATCAAGTAAACTGGTTCTCTCTTTTAGTTCTTGAAAATCAAATATTTACCGCCGGTACCACTAAATGGTTTAATATTCCGGCTCCTTTATTTGCTAGGAGTTACAGAATCAGAGAAAGTGGAGGTAGTACTCTTGCTATTAGAGAAATATATTTTAACAATAATATTTCAAATAGTCCTATAACAGAGGTCTCAAGATCTGATTATTTTTCTCTTTCAAATAATGGCTTTCAAAGCAGTCCTTCATCATATTTTCTAGATAGAGGAATAACTAAAATCTTTAATATATGGCCCGCGCCTTCAAGTGAATATAATTGTCTAATGTATTCCTATGAAAGATCCGTGCAGGATGTGGGAGGGTTATATACTAACACAGTTCAAGTTCCACCACAATTTTATCCTGCTTTAGTTGCAGGGCTTGCTTATAATTTAGCGGTTAAATATAAATCGCAAGAAGTTCCTATTAAAAAAGCTGAATATGACGAAGCTTTTGAATTAGCAAAACAAAGTAATGCGGAACAATCTTCTCTAACTATAAGTTTAAATTATAATTTAAACTTATAGTTAGAG